TGCCGCGCGCTTGGTGCCAGCAGGGGCCGCCTGGGCGGGCTCCTCCACCGGCTTCTTGTCGTCGATGAAGCCTTCGCGCTTCGGATTGATGTTCACAGGCTCATCTCCTCGCAGGTCACGCCTTCCCAGCGAACGCGGACCTGACCGTCTCGGGTGTTGTTCTCGAAGCCGCCCTTGCAGGTGCCTCCGGTCAGCACGTACTGCATCTTGTTGGCCAGCTGCGCGACGACCGTGACATCGGTCTGCGTGAGCAGGGTCTCAAGCGAGAAGCCGGGAAGCGTCGAGAGATCGCCCTCGATGTAGGGCACGCGCGGCAGCTCCTGATAGCCATGCACGCCATCCTGTCCCGCGATCATCGTGCGCTCGACAGGCGACGGGCTGACGGTGAAGTTGCCGCGCAGCGCCAGCTGATCGCCATCCACGGTCAGGAAGGCGATGCCTGCAATTCTCTGTGCCATTGCTCAGTCCTCCATTGTGGGTTTCAGGATCACGCGCCGGATGCCGCGTTAAACGGCGGCTGTGCCTGACCGATGATCTGGGTGTCGATGCCTCGGTCGTACTGCAGGCGGAACTGCGCCAGCACCGCGAAGATGCGCAGCTGGTTGATCAGGTCAGGCGGATACAGCACGTTGCAGCGGTTGGGATCGTTGGGATCGCGCTCGACGATCAGGTACTGCTTGAAGGCCGCGAGATTCTCGACCAGCCCGTTGTACATATCCTGCTGATATTCCGAGATCAGCTCGGCCTTGATGATGCCGGGAGTGACGATGGCCTGACCGGGGCCGAACTTGGTGCCGTCATCCGCCAGCTTGTGGCGCGGGAATTTCGACGTGATAGCCTGCTTCTGATTGCGCAGCAGCTTGGCCAGCGTCGCCAGCGTGGTCACCAGCTCATAGGCATCATCGGGCTGGCCGTAGAGGTTGGTCTGGTACGTGGTCTGCTCTCGCGCGATCATCGGCTGGCTGTCGGCTCCGATCTTCTGGATCGCGAGGCCGTTGGATGCCAGCGAGTTCAGCTCCACGAAGTCGAAGCGCTGATGGATTGGCGCGGCCTTGATCTGGTTCAGCGTCAATGCCTGCAGCGGGCGAGCCGGATCGTTGATCAGGGCGCGTTGCGCTTTCGCCGTATAGGCCGCAGCCCACTCGAATGCAGGCGAGGGAGACGCCACCTCGAAGGCCATGATCGATTCGACGCCGCTGTTGTACTGATCGCCGAACAGCAGCAGATCGGCATAGAGCCCGCGCTTCGCTGAAAAGACATGGCCGAACAGCTCGCGCTGCCAGCCCCAGCGGCCTTGATCGGTGAAGCCGAACTCCTGATCCCAATCGAACAGCGAGTCGCTGTCGGTGTAGGGCATCGCGACGTATTCAAACGGCTCCTCGCCGAGGTTGAGGATGGCGTTGTCGAAGACCGGCGTGCCGACGCCGCCTGTCAGGAAGCCGGTCACAGGCAGCGTGATGCCGAGGCCGACCGGCGTCTGCTCGCCGCCACGGCTGCCGTAGTAGTTCAGCGACACGGCGATCTCGTTGCCGTTGATGCTCTTGAAGGTCGCGGTCAGGTCCACATCGGAGCCGCCCGGAGCGCTGACCAGCGCGGTCACTGGCAAAGTCACGTCAGCATTGATCGCATCGGCGATTGCGGTCGCGATGGAGCCCGTGGTGTCGGTCGTCGCGATGTTCACCGGAACATGCTCGCCAGCGAGATAGAGATGGATCGTGCCTGCCGCTGTCGGAACATCGGTGATGCCGATAGTGCCGGTCGCGGCTGAAGCGCCGGTCGGCTCCTTGAGCGGCAGGCCCCACACCTCGTTGGCGAAGTTGTTGGCGAAGAACGCTTTGAACATCCGCGACAGCTCCGAGCCCTCACCGAAGGCCTGATCTGCCTGCGCCTGACTGCCGATGGGCAGCGCGATGTCGGGCGGCGCTTCGCCGTCTGCGGTCATGACACCAACCAGCAGCGCCCGCAGATTGATGGTCGGCAGGCCAGCCATCGAGGGATCGACTTCGACCCAATAGAGCGGGACCTTGATGTTTGCAGGAATGTTGGCAAAGCTGATCGGCATCGAAGCCTCCTGTCAAAAATGAAAACGCCGCCCGATCAGGCAGCGTCTTTCGGTTCATTGTGATGTTCGACGCGGTGTCCCGGCTCGCCTCGCTCCTCATCCTGTCGCCGGTCGCCATTGTCGTGGCGGTGCTCGGGATGCTGCTGCGGCCTGCGCTGGCGGTTGTGGCTCTGGCCTTCGCCGCCTTCGCCACCTTCAGTTGGCGGGGCCTCGCGCGTCACCGAGCCATCGGCAAGCCTGCGCTTGGTGAAGCGATCATCCGGCCATTCCTTGCCGCCCTCGGCGGGGAAGCCGCCCGCCTTGGGATGCTTCAGCACCGAGCGGTACTGCTCCTGCGGCACGACGCGAATGCCGCTCGGCGCGGCCTCGGACAGCAGCGCAACTCGCTCACGATGGCGCTTGCCGCGCAGCGCGACCTTGCTCTGTACTCTCATCGTCGCTTCTCCCTCTTTTTGGAAATGTCGAACAGATATTTGCGCGTGACCTGCTGGCGCTGATCCATCTCGTCCTGGGTGTCGCCGATCTTGATGCCGGTCGTCATGTCGATCTCGGCAAGGTCATCTGTGATGGTCGGCGGCCAGCCAGTGCGGAAGAAAATCGAAACCTCGTACTGCTCCTCGACAATCGGCGTTTCGTTGTTCAGCGCCGTCGCTCCGAAGACAGGACGGCGCACGCCGCGCGGGATGCTCTCGATCTCGGTGTCGTCGGGCAGGCTGCTCAGCAGCACGTTCATAAGCTTCTGATCGGGCCACAGCCGGTTCATGATCCGCCAGAACGCAGCATCGGCCAACTGCTCGCCGACGACAGGATCGTTGTTCGCGACCATCGCGGAAAAGACGATCTTCAGCGTATGGCTGAACCTGATGTGGCCAGCGTTGCCGTCGCCATCAGGCAGCATGTTCTCTTCGGAGATGTAGACGCCGAGATAGGGCAGCAGCTCGGCTTGCACGCGCAGCATCTTGGTCTTGCGGCACTTGTAGTCGGCGAAAAAAGGATCTGAACTGACGGCATCAAACAGCCCGTCGCGGATCACCAGCCCGTAGGATTGCGTGTCGGTGATGCCCATCATTCAAAGGTTTCGTATTTGCGGATCGTCAGCATGGTCTGGCCGCCGCCGTCGCTCGATGCATCGATGATCTGATACTCGCCCTTCGCCACGCCGTTGCAGTCGCGCGGGATGGTGACGTGATCATTCTGCTGCGGCATCACTCCGAACTCGCTCTCGCGAATGTCGAGGATGGTGCGCTGGTCGGAATAGATCGTGTTGTCCGCTGCCTCAACGTCGATGCTGTAGGTGCTGAGAATGCCGCGCCCCTGAAACGATGGCTGTCCAGGCTGCGAGACCAACGGCGCGAACGTGACGGGGACCGACCAGAAGTCGAAGATCGGCGACTGCAGCAGCACGTCGAAATTCACCGCCATTTCAACGCCTCCTCCACCAGCCTGATCATGCGGTCACGCAGCTTCTGCAGCAGCTCCTCGCGCAGGATCGGGCGCGTGGAACGCTTCACTGGCCGGGCGAGATGCTGCCTCGGGCTGGCGCGGGCGACGGCGTGCTGCTTCGGCCCTTGATGATGGTGCTGATCCTTGGAAGGCAGGCGCGAGCGCGGCCAGATTTCGGTGCTCGCAACCGTCTCCTCGTCGCTGTCATCGACCTTGGTGTTTGGAAACCTTCGATGCATGTCATCGCGCTGCCACGCTTCCAGCTCCTGCGGCATCGCCTGATGCAGGCCTTTGACCTTCGCCTGCATCGCCTCCAGCTTTTTCGTGAATGTATCGAGGCCTTCGATCCTCACCTCAAACATAAAAGCGCATGTATTTGTAGAGCAGCGCCCTGACGGTCTGCTCGGCTTGCAACAGCGCGCCGCCGACGCCCTTGTACAGAAGGGTCGGGTCGAGGAACTGAACTCGCGACTCGCGATGCGTGATCGACTTGATGCCAGCGACTGCTGCCTGCGTGCGCTGCATGCGAGCGCCCTGGATCAGAAGGGCGGTCGCCTCCTTCAACGCTGGCGGCGCTTCATCCGGCAGATTGTAACCGCCGCTATAGGTGACGGTGATCGGCTCGGACCATGCGCCGTTGATGCGCATTTTCCCCGAGGCGTTTTCGATCTCATACAGCGACGGATCGAGGATGCTGCCGCGCGGCGATTCCACGGTCTCGATGTCGGTATCGGCGACCGGGTAGTGCGTCAGGAAAAGCCGTGGACAATCAAACGGCATGGTATCGCCGCGCCATGTCTCGGCGACCGTTTCAAAAGCGAACACCCGATTGCACATGGTCGCGACCACATCGCTGTAGTGATCGATCCACATTTGAAGCTGCGCGTCCTCGGCGGTGTCGGTTGGCGACAGGCCGAGGATGGTCTTCAGCTCTTCGAGCGTCAGCACATCGTAGCTTTCGGCTGGCGTCAGCACCTTGACCCAGATGTCAGCCATCAGCGCGCCTCACCATCGAATTGCTCGAACAGGCCGCGCAGCTGCAGCGGCTCGACCTCGCTGTTGTCGGCCATGATCGGCGTGGCGGTATAGGCGGCGCGGTCGATCTTCCAGCCGAGGATCGTCGGCGCGGGCAGGCCGCGCTCGCCGCGCTCGCCGCGCTGGCCTGCTTCGCCTTGCTCGCCCTTCGGCCCCTGCTTTCCGGGGCGGCCAGCGGATGCGATCAACTGCCAGCCTTCGCCTGGACACGGCCCCGGTTCGTCGCTGCGCGCGATGAAGCTGGAGCCGCCGAGCGCCACGATGTTGAGGAACGAATAGCTGCCGTCCTCGCGATAGGTGCCCATGATCTGCGGCATCGCGGCGTCGCGGCCCTTGGCGGCGATCAGCTGCCAGTCCTCGTGCGGCGGCGAGCGCGCGGTGTCGCATCGCGCCTGATAGGTGCTGCCCAGATGCAGGACGACAGCGCCCTCGTAATGGACAGCCCCTTCGACAAACGGCTCGGCAGCGCTCAGCCGCCCCGGTGCGCCCTCCTTGCCGGTCGCACCGTCCTCGCCACGGTCGCCCTTCGGCCCTTGATCACCGGGGCGACCTTGATCTCCCGATGGACCCGGCTCGCCCTGCTCACCTTTTTCGCCTTGCGTGCCTGCTTCGCCTTTTTCGCCTTTTTCGCCATTGGCTCCTCGCTCTCCTGTTTCGCCCCGCTCGCCCTGCGAGCCCTGTCCGCCCTGTTCGCCTTGCTCGCCGCGCTCGCCCTGATCGCCCTTTTCCCCGCGCTCTCCAGCCGCGCCGTCTTGTCCAGCGAGCCCTGCAGGCCCCGTATCGCCGCGCTCTCCTGCTTCGCCGCGCTCTCCAGCCTCGCCGCGTTCTCCAGCAGGTCCCTGATCACCTCGCTCGCCAGCTGGACCTGCTGGGCCTGCCGGTCCCTGATCACCATCGCGGCCATCCGCGCCATCCTTGAGCACTGCAAGGCGGTCATTGACCTGCTTTTGCAGGACATCGATCTGCTCCTTGGCAAACTGCAGCAGCGTTGCCTGCAGCTCGTTGACCTGAGCCTTCAGCCTCATGATCGTGGCCTCGGCCTGCGCCTCGATCAGCTGGCGCTGCCGCTCCCATTGCGTCCGCTCGCGGTCGAGCGTCTGCGCGAGAACCTCGCGCCACGCATCAAGAAGTATTTCGGCGGCGTCCGATCCGGTCGGTGAGGGCAAAGAGGTTTCGGACTTCCCGTTGGAGTGCATCGCGGTCGCCCTTCTCTGGAGGCGGTGATGTCTGGGCTGCTGGAGCTGCTGGAGCTGCTGGCGCAGCAGGAATCTTGGCTGCTGCACTCAGCGGCACGACCTGCTGCTGCACGCGCGGCTCATCGCCGAAGGGAACGGCATCGAGGCCCTCGGTTTGACGGGCCTCATTGGGCGCGAAGATGCCGCCCTGAACGCCGCGCGCCAGTGCCTCGATGCGATCCTTCATCGCCGAGCGCAGCAGAGCGGCGGTGTCGAACTCGCAATACTCTTCCGGCATGCCCTTCAGGCCGAACAGCAGGCCGATGGCTTCCTCGATATGGTTGAGTGCGAAGCCGAGGCCGGTTGCGTACCAGCTTTGCATCAGCTGCTCGGTCGAGGTGTAGTTCGTGCCGCCGAGCCCGAACATCTGCAGCGGGATACGGAAGGCCAACGCGATATGCTCGTTGCTGAGCTTCAGCATGTCGGCTGTGGCCGCATCCTTGCCGCCCTGTGACCACGGCTGCACCTTCAGGCCAGCGGTCAGGATCGGCGTGCTGCCCTGATGCAGGCCCTTGGCCTGTTCATTCCAGCGGTCGCGCAGCGCCTGGACCTGATCCTTGTCGAGTTGCAGATCGGTCGAGAGAACCGCGGATGGCCGCGCCTCGTTCATGTAGAATTGCAGCTGCTGCTGTCCGATGGCGTTGCTCATGCCGACATCGCCATAGGCTGCGACGATGGGCGACTCGCCGACAAGCGGGCGAGGGAAGCGATGGCGCACCGTGTGCAGCCGGATGTGCAGCACGTCGCGCTGGGGAACGATCAGCTGCTCGCCGCCCAGGCGCTTGTCGATCACGTCATTGCCGTACAGCTGATAGAAAACCTCACCGTTGGTCGCGAGCCGTGGATAGGACAGCATCGGGTCCATCAGATGCAGCTCATCGATCTCAAAGCGATCATTGCGCAGCGCCAGCGCATAGGTGTTGCCCTGCAGATAGAGGGAGCGCGTGCCGTTCAGCATGAAGTCGCTGATCGACTGGTAGTCATTCGGATGGCGCAGGATGCGGGACAGGGCCGAGTTCTTCACTCGCTCCCGCCCGTTCTTGCTGTTCAGCCGCCAGTGATCACCGGGGCACATCGCCACCGTCTGCGAATAGGCAGAGACGCATGCCTCAACCATCGCCGACTGCGTCGAGAGCCCGATAGGATCAAAGCCGCGCTGCCACCAGTTCGCGCTCTCGCCGACACCGGGAGGCAACCAGCCTCCGGTGACCGGCAGGAACCAAGGTCCGGAGTGATAGTCGCCTTCACCCCGACGCACGAACTGGCTGGCAATGCGCGCCAGCCAGCCGCGAGTGCTCATTCATGCTTCGCAGGCGCTGCAGCTCTGGTCGAATAGTCGCCGCGCGTCTGATGCGCCGCAGGCTTGGCCTCGCGCGATTGCGTGCCGCCGTTGGCGGGCGGATCGGGCGGCGGCTCGGTCGGCGGCTGCGGCGCATTCGGATCAGGCGGCGAGCCATCCGGCTCGTGCTCGGTCAGATGATCGCCGACCGCAGCGAGATCGTTCTCCTCCTGCGTCGGCGTGGGCTTCACGTCAGCCATCGCCGCACGCTGCTCGGCCTGCTTTTTCTCGCGGGCCGCGCGCTCGTCGGCGAGACGCTTCTTGTTGGCGTCACTGCTTTTGTGGTCGCCGCCCTTGTGGTCATGGTCCGTCATTTTCAGTTCTCCTTTTCCAAAGGGGCCGCTTACCAAGTCACGCCAGCGATGTAAGCGACGACGCCAGCGCGGCGGATGGTCCAGTTGATGGGCAGGATCAGGCGCAGCGCGAGGCTGTCCGTCTGCCACAGCGACTTGACCGGAGCCGCCACCACAGGCGGCGTGCCAGCCGTGCCGATGTCCGCAGGCGCGGTGTCCTCAAGATGCAGCGTGGCCTGATCGCTGATCTCGAAGCGCGGGGCTTCGCCGCCGACCGCAACGAAGTCGGCAGCATCGATGGCAACCACTTCACCGAGGGGCACAGTGCCTGAGTCGATGATCGGCCAGCCGCCGAGCGTGCCACGGCTGATTTCCTCGCGGAACGGGAAAGCGCCGACGCCCGGAGCCGCCGTGAGCCCGATGCTGTTGACTTGCTGCGGGTTCATCAGCCAAGCCGGGTTGCGCACGTTGCCCTTGGTGCCGGTGAGCAGAGCACCAGAGAGCTGCTTGATGTCGCCGACCAGCGCAGCGAAGCCGCCGCCAGCGGTAGGCGTGAGCCCGGTAACGCCGTTCAGGATGCCAGCGGGGCGAACAACCGTGGCCGGATTGCTGTCCAGCAGCACGCTGTCGAGCGAGATCGCGGTGTCCTGCGAGATCGCATCGCGCAGCAGGCCCTCGATGGCGGGCACGCTGTGCTCGTCGATCTCTCGGGTCCAAGTGGTGATGACGGCCATCTTCTTCGGCGTCAGGGTCTGCGAAGTGAACAGGCCTTGACGAACGGGGATCGGCAAACCTTCACCGACGAAAGAGCCCGCAATGGTGGGCGTCGTCGCACGGGTCGGAATGATGATCTTGCCGTTGCGCCCGAACTCCAGCGAGAGGCCGAGCGTCGAGAGGCGCGGAAAGACCGACTTCGGCATCAGCGTCTGCATGAAGTCGGTAACGATCTGCTGAACCAGCTCAGCAGCCCAGCCGGTGACGTTGGTCATGGCCGGGGCGGTCGCGGCGCGCGTGGCCCATTCGAGCACCGAGCGGGTGGCTTCGTCCTCGCCGTAAATTTCACGCATCACGGCTTCGGTAGACTTGCGATGCAGGTGCGCGAAGATTTGCACCGTGCCTGCGCGAACCAGCAATTCGAGCGGCTCGATCTTCTTCTTCGGCAGATTGAACGGGCGCAGCTGCTGAACCTGCTGCTGGCCGCCGTTCTGCTGGCGCGTGACGACAACCGTGCGGCCACCGTCATCGGACTGCTGCCCGAGGCTCTTCTCGGCAGCGAGCATGGCGTCGCGGGTTTTTTCTTCCCGCTCGATCTTCTCGTTCAGCTCAGTGGCGATCTTGAGCTGGTCGTCGCTGACGTTGGTCTCATCGGTCTTTTCCCAATGGGCCGCCAGCTGTTCGCGCAGCGCGGTGATGCGCTGCTCGCAGGCAGTGATCTTTTGAGCAAACGACATTGTCGTGCCCCTTCTAACTTGCGATGATTTTTGGGCTTGCCCGCCTGTGAGCCCGCGCCGCCTGATCCGGTCCCTTGCGTCTTTCCCGACGAAGACCAGATCGATTGTTGCGGGAGAAATTTTCAGAGACTTGGCCACGGCCAGCGCATTCGGATTTGCTGGCACCGACACAAGGCTGGTTTCGACCAGCTCGCTTTTGGTGAAGAACAAGCCCCAGTCCGTTTCCGCACGGGGCTTGCTCTCCTTGGGACGAAAACCGACGCTGACTGCGCGCAGGATGTCGGCATCGACCAACCGTCTGATCTCGTCGATGCGCTGCGATGTGCCTTCCGGGGCCAGCTCAAGGAAGCCGCGCAGCTGCTTGTCTACGACGCGGACGTTCTTCCATTTGCCAATCGGAAAGCTGCTCTGGTGAGCGAACAGCGCGATGGGGTTCTTGTTGAAATTGGCGAGGTCCCAGCCGTCCGACATGATGATGTCGTCCATCCGGTCGGGCGTTTCATCCGAGAGCACGAACTCGAGACCGCTGCCCTTCTCGGCGACGGTCTTGTAGCGGATGCCGTCCGCCGCGCGGTTGTCCCAGATGATTTGGCAAACATCCTCATCGCCGATCTCATCAGAGCAGCGGTCCATGAAGTCCTCATAGGACTCGTCGTCATCGGGCTCGATGTCCTGGCGCTGGGCCAATTTCGTGCGCGCGTGCATGGCTACTCCTCCCGCTGTCTGCAGGTGGTCAGGTCGCGTTGATGCTGATGGTCAGGGCTCTAGGCGGCGCTCGATCTCTTCGAGCCGCTCAAGGATTGCGTCGATGCGGCGCGACAGCTCGCGCACGCCTGTCTCGGTGAAATGCACTTCGCTCCAATGGCCGTCGCCGCCGCTGGCGTAGAGGCCGACAGCGGGCGTGACGATGTAGCGATCCCGGCAGCTCAGCAGCGAGAGCTG